GCCACGCTTTGCGCCTTCACGATTTTACCGCGGAAGGCCAGGCGTGAGCCGACATTCGCATTCGCACTCGCTGCATCGCTATACGCATGCGCAAACACGACACCGCCAACCGCATTCGCACTGTTGCACCCACGATAAACCACACGGCCCGTGCCTGAACTGAAATAGTATATATCAGAGTAGTAGGTGGTGGACGAGCCATTCATGGCTCCAACAGGCACTATTGCCATCAGTTTGCCATGCGCCACGGTGGTTATCCAGTAGCCGCTGTTGCTCATGCCTTTTATCATAATGGTACTGCCGTCGGGTAGCCAAATGCGCCACTTGCCGACATTGCCGCTTGTATTCGGTACATCAACGCCGTCCATCATATCATACTTGTGGCCGTAGATGTCCTCATAGCCTATACAGCAGATATTGTTCACCTGTGTCACCTTTGTGGCTCCGTACTCGTCTTTCTCTATATACCAGGCATACAGGTGCACGCCTGCATCGGAGGTATTGTTTGTCACATTCGGGTTGATTCCGCTTGCCTCCTCAAAGCCAATGGTGTCCTGCATACCTCTTGACGCTGTACCGCCGGTTGTTCTCATATAGGAATGCTGGCCGGCGCCGCACTGTTCCTGCATATTCCTGCGCCCATACTTGGCATAGCTCAAGTTGGCAATACGGAAGTGCATCAGCGCGTCTATCTGCTGCATGCCTCGCTGCACGCTGTAATAGTGGAAGTCCGTCCATGACATACTGCCGGTGGTGCTGTTGCCTGTTATGGCAGAGCGCAACTTGCTGCCGACTACCGAGCTACCCACAACAGCGCACAAGTGCTCGTCATTGGCGAACCACTCCGGCTCCATGTCCTCTATCTTCTCACTGTTGGAGAGGACTACCTTATCGAACTCTGCCGTGTTCAAAATGGAGAAATACAATGCCGTCGCACCTTCCGGAACATCTGATATAAGATACATACCGGCCTCGAAACGGCTGCCCAGAGTCGGAACCACGATGTCTTTCACCACATTACCGCTTGCATCAGCAAATATTGAGCCTACGAGATTGGTTCCTGGCACACTCGGCCAGCGTACTTTCTTGTAACCGCTGACATCGACCATACATACGGAATAGGTGCTGTCTGTGCTGTAGGAGTTATTGATGGTGTCCTTGCCGCTCATTATCTTCTTTCCGCTGGTATAACCGCCTTGACGTGCCTTGATGTCCGCAAGCGTAAGCACGTCCACGTTCGGCACCGTCGGCATGTGGTCCTTGTCCCTTGAACTGTAGCAGCTGTAGTTCTTGCCGTTCAGGAAGTCGTTGATGCCCTTGCTCCAGAAGAATGGCTCATACATCATCCAGTCGCCCTCCGTGCCGTCCAGCTTTGCAACCGTGCCATCATAATACTTGTTGCTGTCCGTGTCTGCAAGTGGGCAATATGTCATCTCACCGTCAAGGTTGTTCACCACGGTATCCACATTGGCGATGTTCACATCTCTTGTCGTAGCCTTCTTTGTCACCTTCGCCAGCACACGGTGGCGGTTCTTGAATATTGCCTCTATGTGCCCGCTCGGCTTGTAGTCGTTGCCGTACTTGTAGCCCGTTCCGTTGTCAAGATTGGAGATATTCGCATCGTCTGCCACACTCTCGTCGCTCTCCAGCATGGTGTATTCGGGCTGTACAATGTTCAGTTCGGGGAAGTGCCGCTGCAGTGCATCGTACTCTTCATCGGCCTTGTATTGCGTCAGTCGATATGTGCCCACCAGTCGGCAGGTATCCACGTTGCCACCGTTCTCGTCCACGCCGCCAATCGCCATCAGCGAGGTCAGCAGGCTGCCGTCGCCCTCCATGTCGATACCAGTCACGCGCAGATACTTTACATTGGTGCATCTTGCATACAATGTCTGCCAGTCTATGCCGGGACAATTATCCACCACAAAGCGTGTGATATTGCCCGTGCCCTCTAATGTCAGGCCACTTGTCCTCAGTTTGCCCAAATAGCGCAACTCCAGCGTCTGCAATGTCGCAGGCAGCGTCACGCTCGTCAGCGGTGCGCCCTGTGCGAAGTTCACGCCTGTCAGTGCCGTCCGGCCAGCTTTCAGTGTCTCCAACTTCGTGTTGTTACTCAGGTCTATGCCTGTAAAGGCTGTGGACTTCAGACCGGTCATGCTCAATGTCCGCAAGTTCCGACAACCGTTTACCAACAGGGCGTTCAGCGTTGTCTGTGCCTGGGCACAGCTCACGTCCAGCGTCCTCAGTGCCGTGCAGTTGTTCAGGTTCAGCGTCTGCAGTATAGCGTGACTCACGTCCGTCAGGTCAAGCCCCATGATGCGGCTTGCGCCGTAGATGTACTGCGGGTCGTTCACAATGAGATCTGTATCCAATGTCAGGTTTACCGTGCTACCCGTGTCCTCGGCCAGCACCGCACTTTGGTGAGGCGTTCCGCTTGTGTAGCCGTATCCGAAGTAGTAACGCTCGCTTGCCGTGATTCTTATTTTGCGGTTATCCGAGCCAAATTTGTAGCCGAAGTAGGCCGCAAAGCTGTCCTTTCTGTATGTGCCGCACACATACTGACTGTCAAGCAGGGCGAAGCGGTTCTGAATGGTGAAGGTGCGGTGGGCGTACCGGCTGCCCTGCAACGCGTACAGGTAGTCGTAGTAATTGGTCGTTCCGTCAGCACTCGTCACGCCATCCGTGAGCGGTTTGATATACTTATAGATACCGTCCTTGTTGTAGATGCGCTCGCACCAGTTGCCCATCTGCTTCTCGTTGAACACTTTCAGCACATATTCCAACGACATGGTAGAGCGCAGCTTGTCGGCCACCTCGCGCAACTTGTCGGGGCAGCCTCTCAGCAGCTCCCACAATACCGAGTCATGCCCTGCAAAGGCATACGAGCCGATGCTCTCGTCCATCGTCTCCCACGTTATCGTGTAGTCGTACTTCAACACCGAGTCATTCCGCTCGCCGAAGATGGTATCCATGTCGTAGGGAATGAAGTACCATATCTTGCCGTCCCATGTCACGAGCATCATGTTCTTCGCGCGGTTATCGACAGCCATCAGGTAGTCGGTTATCAGATACCATGCAAAGGGCGAGTCGTTGCCGAAATAGCCCTCATATTCGTTCAAGAACTTTGTCGGGTTGCCCTTGCACGAATAAATCCATTCCCAAAGGCGTTTCACAGCTGCCTTGTCGTCCTCGTGCGCCGTCGCCCATGTGTCATCGGCCTTGAAACGGAACTCCAGTGCGTCGTCAAACGAGTCCATGTTGCTCGTACCGAACAGACACAGTGCCTCAGAGTTGTTCAGAAACTCCAGACAGATGCACTTGTTGCGTTCACCATTGAGTGTTGCTTCGTCATTGAAACCCTCGATACCCTCAAAGCCGTAGATGATGCCGCTGCCGCTCTTCTCGTTCAGGAAGTTGTACTTGCCTAAGTACACGTTCTCACCTGTCCCGTCGTTGTCATAGAACAGGTCCATAGGGAAACCGTCCACGCCGATTCTCACGTCGTAGTTGCCTTTGTATGCCGCCTGTGGCGGAGTCAGCCAGCCGCATTTCTTCCAAATATCGTTCACGATGCGCACACCGCCGGGGTTGTGCGTTGAGGACGAGTCCGAGAAGTCGGCTTTCAGACAGAAAATGTCAATGGGACGTGCCCCCGGCTTGAACGAATACTTGAAGTCAGGAACCTCCACTCCGTTCACATACAACTTCGTGCCGTACTTGCTCTCTCTTGAGAAGTATATGCGGTAGTTCTTTCTCGGGTAGGTCGTCGATGATGTTCCCTGTATGCGCAGACCGCACTGGTAGATGATGAAGTCATACTCCTTGCCGTAGGCCGAATAGAAGTATATATCGACCGGCACCTCGAACTTCTTGTTGTTCGTCTGGTTCACTAAGTTAACGTCGCCCACGATGCGCATCACGCTCTTGCCCATCGCCCTCAGCTTGTCTATATCGACATCAGTGCCCTCGTCGTCCATCACCTGGTTCTTCTCGAACAGAAACACCATCTCATCGCTCGTCGGGCGGTCCACCATGTAGTTGGCAAGTTCCTCGTCATCGCCCAATGCACGGTTGTATATGCGCAGGTTACGCACCTCCACGTCCGCGCTCTCACTCGTTATCCTGATGTTGGCCGGCTCGTCCTGCAGAAGGCTGTCTGTCGGGGCGTACTGCTTTGCACCGCTCAATATGCCGTTCACATACAGTTCCATCAGCCGGTTGCCCTTCTTCTCCTGGACCACGAAGGCTATCTTCAGTGTCATGCCGCTCGCGAACTTCGTGCCCACTTCCGAGCCTGCGCCCGTGCACATCAGCGCCTCCTGCGTGGTCAGTCTGAAACCGACATTGCCGGCCATACAGTCCACCACCGTGCCCTTGCGGTCGGTCACATTGGTGCAGGTCAGTTCCATCTCGTAAGTCGCACCAGTGGTCGTAGCATCGTTGCCGAATGGTTTGCAGCCTATCTCGATGTTCGCGCCGTTCGTCAATTTCAGCGCGTCACCCGTCCAGCCGTTGCTCTGCCAGTCAAAGCCTTCAAACGCCGTTTGAACGTCGTTATAACGCCATTCCGCAGGACTGCTCTCCGCATTGCTCCTGCCCGCTGCCGTCAGCTTCAGCACCAATCCCGATGTCGCCTCGCCAAGGTCGATGCCGCTCTCCGTCACGTTCACATTGAACTTGTATTCGGTCGTGCCGCACTTCAGCACCATCGCAACCGCGCCTTTCTCCAGGAAACAGTTCGTGTAGGTCTGCACCGTTCTCGGCACGCTCACCGTCTGTGTCCTTATGCCGTCCCTCCACACGCTCATGCTTGCAGGGGTCGCTGTCGGGTCATACGCCACGAAGTCGAACAACACCTGCTCATACTGGCCTGTGTCGATAGTCGGGGTGAGATGGTCTGCCGTAAAGACGCGTCCGTCCTTGAAGGTTATCTTGGTTCCTATATATGGAGCGCTGCTGCCGGTCTTCAATATATCGAAATAGATGCTCTCGCTCTTCAGTGTCAGTTCCTCGCTTGCCTTCATCTCAGCCACCATCTGCACGGTATGCCTGCCGACAGCAAGCCCGGACATGGAGAGCGTAAAGATACCGTTGGTCGTACCGCTCCTCGTGACAGAAACGGAATCTTTCTGTATGCCGTCCACATAGAGGGTGACGGTCTTTGTACCGCTTCCGCTTACGGCATAGGGTATGCCCACATTCTCGCTCACGCCATAACCACCCTTTGCAATGCACTCGGCAATATTGAAACCGCTCGTCAGTGCAAGCGTCACCGCCTTCACGCTTACATAGCTCTGCTTGGTCTGCGTCTTGCCTGTGGTCGGGTCGGTGGTGGTGGCCTTCACATAGATGTCAGTCGTGCCCAAAAGGAGGTATTTCGTCAGGTCCAGCGTATAGGTGCCCTTGCTCACGTCCTGCTGCGTATCGGAATACATCAGCGTCGCGCCGCGTTTCATCTGTATCTCCACCGTGGCTTTCTGCCCCGTCGATGTCCCCTTCTCGTCACCGCTGCTGTACTGGTGGTCGTAGAACCATGTGAGTGTGGCCTTGTCGCCTTCCTTGATGACGGACTTGTCTGTTTCTGCCGTCAACACGATTCTGGTGGTGGAGGTTTCTCCGCCACCGCCGCCCTTGCCGGCAGGAATATCCAAGCCGACAACCTCCGCGCCGCTCTTGTTGGTCAGCGTCACACGCACGGTGCTCTCGTCATCGCTCAGTTCGGCACTGCCGCCGAATATGGTGTTGGCTTCGACCTCTGCAAGTTTGGCGGCCACGGCCGCGTTCTGCACCGGATTGGTGGAGTTCGTGTTCAGGCTCTCGTCCACCTCTGTCTCGTTGATGGTGAGGTTCACGTTGCCCGCGCTGTCAAGCGTCTGTTTCTTTCCGTTTACAGAAATGCTCTTCACGTTGCCCGCACCGCCGAAGTCCTCCCAGCTCGCCACCTGTTCCCAACTGTCAAGGCTCGTGCCGATGAACTGTTTGGTCTCCCACTTGCCCTGTGCCGTCTCGTAGGTGATGCAGCGTCCCTTGGCACGTTTCTTCTCCTCCACGGCAACAATGGCGGTCGCCAATGTGTAGTAACCACTCTCAAGCGGGATTTCCTCTGTCACGTTGCAGGTGTTTCCGCCACTGCCGCCTGTGGCATATTCCTGCCATTTCTCCGCATCATGGAGGTCGTTGTCGGGGTCACCGGTGAACTGCCAGGACTCCCAGCCGTCCGCACTTCTGAATATCATCACGCAGCCGGTGGTGAACACTTTCTCCCCACCGGTGCTCTCGTTGCCGGCAATGGTCTCCAACGCTTCAGACCAGTCACTGAATATGCGGTCGGCATCACCGATAAGGCTGTTCACCAGCACCACCGGGTGGGTGTTGGCCGCTGCGATGGCATCATTCAGCTTTGCCGTGGCCGCATCGGCAAGCATGGCCGAATTGTTGGCCGTGAGTGCCGCGCCGGAAGCCACATCTGCCGCGTCTTTGGCCTGCTGTGCCGCAGTTCCGGCCGCTCTCGATGATGCGTCCGCTGTGGCGGCGGCTGCGTTTGCTCTCTTGGCCGCGTCTTCCGCAGGTTTCGCAAGCAGGGACACAGGCACACGGACAACCTTCTCACCCTGCATGGCCGGGAGTGAGTTCACGCTGTCAAGTGAGGTGGCGGTTTCCAGTTCGTCCACGCTCTGACTGTCTGTCTTTATCTGGTTCAGGACTTCCTGAACGACGGTCTTCTTCTCCTCGTCTGTCATATCATTCGTTGTTAGGGTTATTATCCAACTGCTCGTTCAGTCCGTCTATGAAGCCGGGAACGCAAAGACGCTCGGCGACGACGCGCACAAGTTTCACCTCGTCATCGGTGTAGTCCGCCTCCCCCTCACTCTCGTATATCTTCAGGGCGAGGGCGTGCGCCTTGATGCCGTTCACGTTGTTGTATATCATGTCCGCGAAGGTCTCGCGAACGTCCATCGGCCGCGCCTCCTTGTGGCTGACCGACAGGTAAACATTGAAATGCTGAAAGTCTATCCTTCTCATCGTATATCTGTTTTTAGCTTGAATGATTCAATATCTGGTAGCGGAAGCCGTCCACCTTGCTGATGAGCACTGTCACACTGTCCCCTTCTGCCATCTTGTAATTCGTGAGGTTCTCATTGTGGTCGTAGATGCCGTCCAACGTTATAGGTAACGACCCGGCTCGTACACGGAATGTCACAATTGTGGCAAAATCCTCGGGCAATTCACTCAGTCCGAACTTCTCAGCGACTGAGGACTCGCTTGGAAGCGTAACCTCCACCCCGGAGGATTTGTCTTTTTTGAAATACATCAGTATGATGTTCGCTTGAGAGAAATCTATCGTATATGTACTGCTGTTCGGGTCAAATGTCAGTATCTTGGCCTTGGTATTCACAAAGGAGGGGGCCATCAATGCTGCATTGGACCAGATACCGTAGTTCTTTGTTCCGCCTGAAACATGAATGAACAGGCCATAATTCGCCTGGTCAAATCCATAGTTCCCGTATGTGTTCGGATGCTCGTTCACAATACGCCCGGTGGCGGTAAATGCACCGCCTGCAGTTCCAGGTATCACATCATTTCCGAACATCACATAACCGCTGTTTCCACCCACACGGAAGAAGTTGCTGTATATAGCAAGGGAACCGCCATCTCCGCTCTGCGTGGCTTCTGCGCCTATGCGTCCATTACCAATGGTAAAGCCACCTATAGTGCCCTTGTAAGATTCTATTTCGCCAATAAACTTGCCATTCTTTGCTTCGATGCTGCCATCTTCCAATATTTTGAAATTCTCATTGGCGGTCACAAGTCCCTCCAACTGTATGTTGGCGGCCTTTATCTTCACGCCGTCCTGTCCCGCACCGACAAAGGATTTCAAATTGCCGTCCCCGTCGATGGCGTACAGGCCCGACACCTTGGAGGTGGTGATAAGCCCTGTCTCCTCCAGCATATTCTCGTCCTTGTCGAACACGGCAGCGGAGATTTTCACAAGCCGCTCGCTCTGCTCGAACAATGTGCGGTAGCGGTGCGTCAGCGCCTCGTACTTGTCGGTGCTGAGCACCAGCATGTACATGTAGATGTCTCCGTCAAACTCCAGACGGAAGTCGCCCGTACCGTTCCACAGGCCGTTTCCAGTATATTGCACATAGCCTTCGGTCTCCGCGATTTCCTCTCTTATCTCCATGCTGTTGAAGTTGGCAAAGCCTGTCTTATCCACATTCTCGAAGCGAACCTTCAGCGTGCCGGCCTTGGCACAGCGGTAGAAGAATGTCAGATACACAGGCAGAGCCTCTTTCTGCCCCTCGTCATTGGTCGGGAACGTGGGCACATAGCGCAGGTTGCCGTGTTTCTGCAGTATGTACTTGTTGCGTATGCGTACCACCGTACGCCCCATGTCGGTGACCACGCTTGCGCCGTCGCCTTTCTTGGAGAGCACGTTGCCGTTGGCCCATATCCACTTGTTGCCGACAAGGAAGAACACGGTCTCGTTCTCGGAGTTCCATTTCTCCAGTCCCGATGTGAACGTGGGGTTGTTCAGATAGCCTTTCTCGCTCAGGAAGTCGTTCCGCACGCTGTCGATGGCACTCTGCACCTTGCCCTCCGTTATCTCCAGTTTGGTCTTGATGTCCTCGCCGGTGGAGAGCAGGAATGTGCCGCGCAGGTACACGTTGTCGGCATACAGGCCGTTGCCCTTCGGCTGGTTATCCAGTGGAAAGCGGTCGTCCTTGATGTCGTTAAGGTTGCCGAGCCTTGCACGCAGGGCGTGGTCAAAGTTCTTGGCGTTCACTCCGTCCAGCACGTCCACTCTCGGGTGGCCGTCCTCCGAGGCGGAGATGAGGACGAGGTTCTGGCGGTTCGCCGTATCGGTGTTGCCCATAAGCACACACTCGTCGCCCTCTTCGGGCTGTGCGGTCTCAAACTCGGATTTCTCCACAAGTATGCCACCATTCGCGATGCCGGCCACTTCCACCCAGTAGGCTTTCTGCGACGTGCCGGTGAACACCTGGCAGCGCATCAGGTCGTGCGCCACGAAGGTGTTCTCCTGCTCGAAGGTGATGTGCCAGTAGTCGCCCTGCTCCCGCACCGTCTTTATCTTGCCGTTGGCCGCGCTGACGCAAATCTGTCCGCCCACGCTGCGCACCTTGTTTATCAGCAGTTCAAAGACATTCATCACGCGCCTCACGGTTATCTTGTCAACTATCAGGTGCGACAGCAGGTCCTCGTCAAGGCCGATTTGCCAGCCGTTGCCTGTCATGCCACTGCCGCCATAGTTGGCACTGCGCAACAGTTCGCGCACCACAAGGGTGAGCAATTCGGCATTGCCCTTGCCATCGATGCGCCCATTCTCTTCCAGTCCGATACCGATGCCTTCCTCGAAAGTGATTTTCTTCTTCGCACGATCGTTGCGTTTCTTGCTGATGAACTCCTGCTGGCTCCGTCTTGCGGAGAAAATGTTGTTGTCGGTCGGCTGCGTGTCGTCCCACGAGCGTATGATGTCGGGCAGGGCCACGCCCTCTGTCCTGGACTTAGTATAGTTCTTCAGCTCTCCGATGCTGTCGTTCACCTTGTCAAGCGCGCCTGTCTGCAGGGCGTCGCTGATTTCAAGGTCCATCTGGCTTGGCAGGTTCGCCTTGCGCGTTATCTTGGTGATACGGCTCTGCCGGTAGCCGTTCTCCGGGAAATACTTGTCGCTCACAAGCCGGACACGCCTGCCGACATGGAGCACGGCATTGTTCTCCTCCACCCACACATGGTCGGTCGGAGCCTTATAGACGCTGATGTCCTTCCAGTGCTCGGCATTGTACTTCTCCACCGCATTCAGGAACTCCTCCTCCGCTATCGGGTAGTACTCGTCGGGCATGCGCACGTTCCACAGGATATAGTGGTCGCCCACTTTGGGCACGAGCTTTCCTCCGGGCAACTGAGTGTCGTCGTCATACGGCCAGATGGTGATTATCTCGAACTCGCGTGTCTTGCTATCGAAGTTCACCTCGAAATAGTGGTCGTCATCGGTACCGAGCCCGGCAAGATCACCGTCCTGGAACGAGACGCGCTTGGTCTCGCCTGCCAGTTCATAGTCGTTGGGATCGAAGTTCAGCGTGTCGTCCCTGAAGTAGTAGATAGTGAACGCGTTGCCGTCATCGTCCTTGACATTCTCGCTGCGCACACTGCTCACCTCACCGGTGCGTCTTGGATAGATGCCACTGAACGCGTCTTTCTCGTAGTGGTCATAGATACCGTACTCGTCGGTGTGCAGTTCCACATACTGGCGGCCGCCGGGCAGCATCAGACGGCTGTGGCCGTATTTCTCCGCATCGATGTTGCGGGTGCTGCCTATCGGGAACAGGCGCGTGTAGAACTTGTTGGTGTTGTCAGTGTCACGCTCCAGGCTCGTCAGTCCGTTGCCGTACCCCAATATTATTTCCTCGCCGTGCTCGCATCTGCAGATGTTCACGGTCTGCCCTTCCACCCACCACTCGGCACTGCCGCCCACTTTCTCGGCTATCTCCTTCAGCGCCTCGTCGCAGTACTTGCCCTCGTAGTCGATGACAATGAGGTCGGTGCCGTCCACCTGCCCCACCTTCCAGTCGGTGGTGTGCCCCATGCCGTTGTTGATGCACTTCACCACCATCGCCGCATGCTCTCTCGGAGTGGCGGTGAGGGTGAACACGGGCTCGGCATTGTTGTCTGTGGTCTCCAGCACGAGGAAACGCTTTATCAGGCTCTCGATGCCGTAAAATTTCACGTCATACGACCACTCGCCATCGCTCTTCTGGGCAGGGGCGTATTTCTCGGTGAGCCAGTAGCGCTCGCCCTCAAAGTCCACATAGTCGTTCACATCGAGGGGTATGTGCTCGTAATGGGTGAAGGAGAGCGTCAGCACGTTGTCGCCCTGAACCTCCTTCTGCTGGGTGCTGCCGTCACCGGGCGAGATGTCCGTCCGGGCGGTGCCGTATTTGTCGTATATCGTCAGAACCATATAGGAATGCTGTTTGAATGTCATTAGATGATGGGGACAGGCTCGCGGAACTTCACCTTGAACTTGCCGGCGTTCACACCCTCCTTCCACAGGTAGGTGAGCGGTGTGAACTTGGGGCTCTCGCTGTATTTCACATGCAGGGTAAGGTCAAGCTGCGTGAATACGATGTCCAGCCAGCCGCCCTTGCCCTGTTTCAGGAAATTGATGAACGAGAAGTATTTCCGCAGCCAACCCGCCTGTGTCTTGTCATACAGGGCGAAGTTGAGCGTGATGTCCCTCGGCTCGTTTCTCGGTGTAAGCGTGGCGGAGTATTTCTCGCCCTGCTCCTCGCGTATGTTCACGGCGGTGTCCTTCTTCGTCTTGCTCGGTGTGAGTATGGCGGTGAGGTTATCCATGCCGCCACGTTTGTCCTCGACGAGGAACACGCCGTATTCTTTCCAGATGTCGGTGCCGTTCACCAGCACCAGCCCTCCAAGTATCTTGTCCATGTCATTTTACTTTTAGTCCGTCCCTTACTATTTTTCTGATGTCCTCCTTTATCTCGCCAAGATGCCCCGCGCTCGTGCCGGTGTTCTCGGCAATCCGGGCAAGGTGGCTCTCGGCAAGGTTCATGCGGTCGGCCACGGTCTCCAGACGCTCGTCCATGCTTGACCAGTGCTGCAGTCCGCTGGTGAACATGCCCTCCAGTTTCGTGCCCTGGTCCTGCGTCATGGCGGTAAAGCCTCCGGACTTCGCGCTCTGGCTGGTACCGCCCGTGTCCTCGTAGCCGGTGACCTTCGCCCACTCGTCCCTGCGTTTCAGCCCTTCCGCCACTATCTCGTCATAGCGGCGGTTGAAGTCCTCGATGTCCTTTTCCGTCAGCTCGCCGTTCTTGTCGGAGATAAGCTGTGCCCAGTCATCGTACAACTGCTTCAGCTCACCGTTGATGAGGTCTTCCATGGAATAGCTCAGCAGGGCTTTCTGCATGTCCGTGGCGAAGTCCTCGGCAAAGTCCTTGGAGGTTTTCTTCATGTCCATCAGGTTGGAGATGAAGCTGTCCTTCATGCTGTCGAAACTTATCTGGGTGATGGTCTCGCGCCAGCTGTCGGTCAGTTCCTCTATCTTTCCTGCCTGGTCCGCGTAGTCCTGCAGCTTGTCCAGCACATCATTTCCATAACCGCCCTTGCCGGTGTTCTTGATATACTCGGCTATATCCACATTGGAGAGGAGTTTCTTCATCTCCTCCGGTGTAAGGCTCCAGATGCTGCCGTCGAAGTTCTCCTTCACGTTCTGCCTTATCCATGCCGTCTGGTCATCTGAAAAGCCGTTCCAGTAGTATTTCCAGCTGTGATGGTGCTTCCAGTAGCCTGCCTGTGCCTGCGCGATGCCCAGGTAGTTGGCGTTGGTCTCCTCCTGGTTGCGCTTGGCCTGCTCGTAGGCATCGGTGGCTTTCTGACCGTAGCTTTTCTCCATCACATCGGTCAGGTCCTCGATGGCGTTCTGCAGGAGTTCCGTGCGCTCGGTCAGATTCTCTATGGTCTTCTTCACCTCTTTCTCGTTGCCGTTCAGACCGAAGAGGTCGTCTATGCCGAACCACCCGGCAATGCCGCTGAGCAGCCCCTGCACGATGTTGCCCACGTCCTTGATGACATCGATGATGATTTCGGGAAGTTCCTCCACCACCTTGTTTATCGTGTCGGCCACCTTGTCAAGCAGGTCGTTGATAAAGCCTTTCGGGTCATCGCCCAACGCGTCGAGTATTTGGAGTATGGCACCGACGATGCCGCCCACCTTTCCGCCCAGCTCGCCCAACGACTTGCCGATGCCGTCAGAGCCTTTGGAAAGCGAGGTGATAAGTTTGGTGATGCCGTTGGCAAAGCCGTACAGTGAGCCGTCCGACATCTCGTTCAGGTAGCTGGTGAAGTTCTTGATGCCCTGCGCCGCCGCGTTGGTGTTGTCGGTGAGGGTTTTCCGTGCCTTGTCGCTGGCCTCCTGCGCCTCGTTCTGTGATGCTGCCGTCGCATCGACCTTGCCCTGCGCTATGTCCACCGCTTTCTGTGCGATTTCCTTTGAGGCATCGTCGGTGGCATCGGCAAGGTCTTGCTGCGCCTGTTCCAATTCGGTCACGGCCTGCGTGTGGGCGTCGGTTTTCTCGCGGAGCGTGCGCACGCTGTCCTGATAGGCTTTCACGTTCTTGGCAATCGTGTCCCATATCTTGAAGTTGAAGGCGCTGGTGCTGTTGCCACCGGTCTCGTCCTTCAGTTTCGCCTGTAGGTCGGTATATACCTTCTTGTTTTCCGCCGAGAGTTTCTTGAACTCGGAGGTCTGCATGTACTCCTCTATCTTGGCGAGTGTCTCTTTCGCAACGTCTTTGAGCACGTTGCCGACACCCTCAAAAGTGGTGCTCCAGTCTATGTTCAAGGCGAGGTTCTGGGCATTGGTCTGACTGACGGCAGCATCACGCTCCTTTTCGAGCTTGCGGACTTGCCACCGCTTTTCCTCCGCCGTGCCGTCGCCCTCGTTCACCTCGCGTATCTTCTCGGCGTATTCCTTGGCGATGGCGTATTTCTGCTCCTGGAGCGTACCATACTCGCGCAGGTAGTCCACCATGGCCTGGAGCTCGTTCTTCAGGGATTCCTTGTCGATTTCCTCCAGACCCTTGCGCTGTTCCTCCTGTGCCAGACGAAGCCGTTCCGCAAGGGCTTCACCCTGCTCCTCCGTGAGATTTCCACCCTGCGCATCGCGCCACTTGGCCTCCTGCGCCTTTATCTCGGATTCCTCTTTCTGGTAGTTGAACTTTATCTGCCGGATTCGCTTGGCACTGCCCTCAGCCATCTGGTCGATGCTTTCCTGCTCGTTCTCCTGACGGAGCCGCGCAAGTTCCTCGGCCCGCTTTTGCTCGGCCGCCTTCTCGCGCTCCAGTTCTTTCTGCCGGTCCTTGTCTCCGTTGCCACCAATCGGCTTGTGTTCGGGCTTGGAATGGCCGCCTATATTGCTGTTCTTGCCTATCTCGCCCATTTCCTTTGTCAGGTCCTCCGCCTGTTTGAGCAGGTCGTCACGGAGTTTCTCGGCATCGGCGATGGCCTGCTCCTTGTTCTTCTCATTCTCTTCCTTGATGATGGCCGACGCGTCTATCTGGCCGTTGGACTCTCCTTGCGCAAAATAGAGGAGAGACTTCTTGAACCACCCCATGGAGCCATCGACATCATCTGCATCGGTCGCCTTCAGCTTGTTCACCTTGTCGTCGGCTTCCACGGCCTTGTTGACCAGTGCCTGTGCCTTGGCCTGCAGGAAGAGCATCTGGATATAGTCGGCCGCTTTCTGCGTGAGGACATCGTACCACTCGGCAACGGTGTCATAGTAGCCGAAAGCCTCGCCGTACTTGCGGTTCAGTTCCTCGGTCTTCTTCTTTTCCTCCTCCTTGCTGCCGGTGAACTCCTTCAGCTCACGAATGGTGTTGTCTATCTCGAAACGGGTCTTTATCATCTGCGCCCTGCCCTCGCTCTCCACCTCGATGAGCTCCTGCGCCTTCTGCCGTGCCTCCTCCTGCGCATCGCTGTATTTGTTGAACAGGACTATCAGGCCGGTGATGACGGCGGACAGACCCAACGTGAGGGTCGCCATGAGCGCAGACGCCGCTGCGGTGGAGATGCCGAGGGCTGCCGCCAGCCTTGTGTTGGCCGCCGTCAGCAGGTTCTTCATCTTCACCACCGTCACCAGTCGGAATGCGGAGTCTTTGTTCAGGGTGTTGAACACCTGCTGCAGACCCATCGTGACGGCCATGACGGACTGCACCCTCGCCTGTATCTTGGCAAGGTTCTTGTTTTCGGAGGCGAACAGGGACACGGCACCGGTGGCGGCGGTGAACATGCCGGACAGACCGCTGATGCCGGACATGAAGCCCTGCAGGTTGGCATCATCGTTGGAGAGTATCTTGGTCTGGGTATGGAGGTCGGCGATGGTATCGGACAGCAGGGCTGCTTTCTCCGCCATCTCGCGGTACTCTTCCGTGTCCTGCTTCCCTTCCAGACGCATCTTGGCCATCGCGTTCTGCAACTCGCGCAACTGCATGGCCAGACGCTTGTTGCTCTCCCGGTTTTCCTCCTGCTCGCGTGTGAGGCTGGCGAGTATCAGCTTCTCTTCCTCCAACGCTTTCTTGGCGGCGTTGAGTTCGGCAAGGGCTGCGGACTGGGCGTTACCGGGGGCTGCGTTCTTGTAGGCTTTCTCCAGCTCCTTGATACAGGACGTGGTGTACTTCACCAAGTCCTTGCTCTCGGCGATACGCTCGGCAAGGGTCTTCTGCGCCACAGCCGCCGTGGTGCTGGACTCGGAGAGCTTGCCATGCTCCTTCTCTAAGTCGGACACAGCCTTTTCCGCCTGGCGGTGTTGTTTCTCCAGATAGACGAGGGTGTTCCGCTCCTCGTCCAGCACCTTACGGCAAGCCATGACATCGGCGGCGAGTTCCTTCTGGGCGGTACCTGGTTTCATGCCTGCAAGCTGCCTCTCCATACGGCTGAGGTCTGCGGCCACGCCGTCAATGACCTTGTGCTGCTCGGCTATCTTGGCGTTCACCAGCTCGGCCGCTTTCTTGGCATTATAGATGAGGGTGTCGATATGCGCGTTGGCATTGTCGATACCGTCACTCAGTTTGTCCTTCATCAGGAACTCTATCTCTACGGGCTTGCTCATGCTTTCAATTCAGTTTACTTTGGAAAAATCCTGCTATGTCTTCGGCTTCCTCCTCGGCGGTCTTGCCGCTGTCGGGTCTGCCTGCTTTCTTCTTGATGTAACGTGGGGCATCGCACAGCATCATGATGAGGGTCTGGTAGTTCACGCCGTGGAGTATGTAGTCCACGCTCCAGCCTGTGGCGCTGGCTATCTGCCACACGAATCCGAAAGGGCTATGGGAACCTTCATACTCGGTCCTTAACTCCCCTTCTTTCCTTGGCTCAGTCTCAGCTTCATCGGGTTCGTCCGTTCCGCGGATCTGATAATACTCATAAAAGGGTCTGTACCCATCAGCCGCTCGAACTGCTCGGTGGCGGCCACCTGGTACCGGTACGCCACAAAGTTGCGCACGAGCCATGCGGTCAGCCCCACAAACAGATGGCGGGATATATATCCCCTGCACACGGTGTAGGCGATAATGCGCGACAGGCATTTGCCGTGTTTGGCAATGAAACGCATCTGCCCCAGCTTAGGCATAGTCCGCACCTCTTCTGCCGTTATGTCCATCTCCAGGTACTGCCGGCCGATTTCTATCTGCCCTGCCAACGTGGGGCGTTTCATGGTGACGCGCACCTTCAGCGGTTTCTTGCGGAACGGCAGTCGTATGTCCTTAAACGGCACGGAGACACCCCTGTCAAGGAGTGCCTCCGCCGCTTCTTTTTCGAGTGCTCGGTTCATACGCTACTCCCCTGGTTTAGTGTCGGCCACATCATAGGGAGCACTGCCGTCGTCTGGCGCGTTCACCGTCAACTGACACTCTATCTTGGAGACTTCGGTCAGGGTGAGCTTGCCACCAAGGTTGGCCATAAGGGTGGCACTCGGTATCGTCACGGTCTGACCGCTCTTCAGCTGAATCTCACACTTGTCACGGAGTTCCACAAGGTCGGTCGGGGCTTTCCAACCGGTATAGGCTCCTTGCGTGCCGACAAGCGTTCCACCAAGGGCGAGTTGGAGGTTCTCGTAGTCCAGCTGTATGAGGTTGAACGTGGGGGCTATAGTGCCGTTCTTCGTGACAAGAGTCAGCACGGGGGCACCGGGCACCTGCTCGGCATCCACATCCACTTTCTCGGGCTTGGCTCCACCCCAGTCCCAGCTGCCCTTCTCTATATAGCCGACTGTCTTGTCACCAAACTTTACGACACCGATGCCGTACATGAATTTCTTACTTTCTGCCATATTTTTCTTGTTATGATTGTTAATACTGTGCCGGTCGCCACTCCGACAATAAAGGCGATGAGAAGCATCTTCCACGGATTTGAACTGCGTTCCTTATCCGTTCTGGCTTCATTCTTCTGCTGCTCCAATGCTTTCTTGTAGCTCGCCATCTGGCGCTCATAGTACTCGCACTGGCGTTGCAGACTGTCGCAAGTGGCATACACCACGATGATGCCACCTTTGTTCTGCACGGTTGCGCTGGCTCGTCCGTTCTTGGCTCGGTACTCTGCCTTTTCGGGCAGGTTAGTCAGTTCCGCCAGAGGTATTTCCAGCTTGGCTTCCTCCTGTGGTACTGTCTCCGTCCATGTCTGACGCACCTCGCTCTGGAGGGTGTCCGCGGATACTTGTTTCACGCTTTCCTCCGTTGCCACGCTCGCTTTTCGGCTTGTCGCGCAGCCCGACAAGAACAGGGCAATCATCATGATGCTTGCAACTGTTCGCAGTGTCGATAGCCTTCCGAAGACGCGCCATCTCGCGTTTCGAGGCTTCGAGGTATCTTCTTGTCTCATTGAGTTCTTCCTTCAATGGTTTCACGATGTTCTCTACCAAGATACGGGTGGCATGCTCGGCGTTGTCCATACGCACCGTCTCGGCATCGGCTTCCGCCTTCATCGATTCCGCTTTCGCTTTCCTTATGGTAGCCCGCAGCGTGCATATTGCAACAATGGTAGCCACCAGACCTCCGCCAAGGAGGATGTTCAGGACTTCGCTGATATTCATGCCATCCATATTTTTACTGTTGGTATATTCCTATTGACTTGAGCCACTTGGCTACATCGAAGGCTGGGCAGGCTTTATTTACGCCTGGAAGGTCGCAATGACCTACAATCTTGATCTGCGGAAAACGCTGATGGAAGTTCCGTACATAGTCGGTCATCGCCTTCAGCTGCGCAGGGGTGCGCGTGTCCTTGGGGTGCTTCATATCCTTGGTGCAGCCACCGGCATATACCACATGACGGCTCACACTGTTGTAACCCTTGGCACCGTTGGTCACTTCCCACGGATCGACCTCCGCATCTTCGTTGTTATCGACAAGGCGTTCCACCTTGCCATCCAAGTGTATCAGGTCGGTATAGCCTATCTGCTTCCAGCCACGCCCACCCTTGCTTACTGGGTCAGTGTGCCAGTGGCGTATCTCCTTAGAGGTTACCTCACGGCCTTCAGGGGTGGCTGTGCAGTGTAGGACTAAATACTTCATTCTCGCCATTACGCTTCAGCTTTATATCCGCTGGTCATTACGACACCTGCATCTGCCTTCTTGAACATGCAGATGAAGTAGTGGCGGAAGTTCACCTTGTTGCGCTGGTACTCAGGGTCGTTCTCGGCAGGACTCCAGTACATCTTGGTGGAGCCAGTAGCCTTGAACACACGCTGTGTATAGAATGCAAATGAGCAGTGGAAATCACCTGCGGTATCTCCCTTGTCGCCGACTGCCTTCTTCACTCCATTGGATGTGTAATAAGGGGTATTGGCAAATTCATAAATGTCAAAGCCGTAGAGCTTACCCACCTTGCCGGTGTTGCGGTCGATGTTGTACTGCTCCTTAAAACGCTGATCGGTCTCCAAGAGGTCGTTCACATGGTCGGTACACAATACGAGGCGACGGTTGGTGGTCGGAACGCCCAACTTGTCGAGGGCTGCCTTCATCGCAAGCAGGTCCTTGACGGTCATTTTGAGACGACCAGTAGCAGCATCACGTTCGCCGGTGGTGGTCAGCACTGGGGTCTTGGCTGTATTCTTCTGGGCGCAGAGCGCATGTGCTGCCTTGGCGAACTTGCCATCGTTGATGGCGTTTGAATGACTCTCCTTCACTCGGGCAATCTTGTCGTAGCTGATGGCGTACAACTCATCATCGGTGATAGGGGTCACCTTGGTCTGGAACTTGTCAAGCTTAATGGCGATGTCCTTGTCATCAAGTGCCTGCAAGGGGATTGGGTAGGTGGTGTTGTTGACAAGCACGTCAGGGTCAACGCCAACCTCCACCAAGTGAATCACATCATTGTCAACGATGCTTGAACTGTCGGGGATTCCATCAAGCCAAGTTCCTGCGAGAAACTCACGCAAGGACTTAACCAACTCTCCAGTCCAAATCTCCTTAAGCACGCCCTCGCGTGCCACGCCCACTGGCATTGCACCGCTCACGGCTAATGCGATGGCATTGGCACCTACTGCACCTGCCACGGGCGACACGCCCAAAGTCATACCGAACACGGCTCCTGTAAACGCATTGAACAGCAAAGCCGTAATCATGGTCAAAATTGTTTTCATTCTTTTTGTATTATTGGTTTGTACTAAAGTTCACACTCCATGCCGTACTCCTCCTTGTAGAGTCGCTTGTACTCTTCGGGCTGCTCCTTGCGGAGGGTCAAGAGTTCGCTTGACGGCACATCGCTCAGTTTCTTGTAGGCAGCCGGCTGCTGTGTTGCCGCTCCGCCCTGATGTCCGATAACGGCACTGAGCTTCATCTGCGGAGCCATGGCTGCGACAATGCGCTCCAGTTTCTCCTTGCCGACTTCCTTGCCGAGGTTGATGAACTCGTCCTTCTTGTCGGGGGCGATGCGCTTCTCCCCTACCGCCTTCTCCACGATGGCGGTGATGCCGGCAAGCGTGAGGGTCGCCTTCTCCTGCTGGAGTTTCTCGTTCTCTTCCTTGGCAGCCTTCAACTCACCGAGCTTGGCGTTGATGTCCGCCTCAGTTGCCGTTTCCGGCAAGCCCAACTTCAGGGCAATCTGTTTCTGTTCCATTTGTTTTTGATTATTGTTGTTCAACATTGGCAAGGGGCACTCGCTGTCCTTGCCGAGGGTTATTCTCTTGCCGTCTTTCTGCAGCACGATGGCATCGTCATTGGCTCCGATGTCCACAAGGCTGACCTCAAACAGTTTGCTCTTGGTGACGGTGGGGCTGGTCTGCCCCTGCACCAGCAACTCGGGGTCTTCGCTTGTTTCCAAGATGTCAAGCCCTGCGCTCACCATCTTCAGACTGCCGAACTCGTACTGTTTCTTGCAGCGAACGGAGAGTTCGGATGCTTCGTCAAACATAAGTTCGCCGGTCACCTCACCATCCTCCACCTTCAGGTCTTTCACATAACCTATCACATTACCACGCTCGTGCATATACAGCAGGACGGGGTTGCGCTGATACTGCTCCACGTTCATGCCAGCTGTCAGCACTCTTGTGCCGTAGCTGTTCAGGCTGTCGTTGGTTATTCTTACGCGTTTTCCTTTACTCATATCATTGTCGTTTTCTGGGCTGCATTGCCCAATTCGCAGTGCAATATTACGAGGTAATTGTCTGTCCGCCAAAAAAGTGTGCAATGGTTGCACACTTCTATGAAACCATTGCACACTTTTTTGGAGAGCCACCGAAATCGTGGCACTTTTGCAGAAGGAATCGGGGCGTGGTATGCCCTGATGTGAACAAAAACCTTATCAACATGACAAAGGCAGATATTGAAAAAAAGAAATCGCTGGCACGCACGCTCTATCTTTCGGGCATGGAGCAGCAGGAGATTGCGGAGAAGGTGGACGTGTCGCGCGTCACCATATCCAAATGGTGCTCAGCCGAGGGGTGGAAAGAGGCTCGTGCAGCCAAGAACATCACACGCCCCGAACTGGTGAACAAACTGTTGCTCACCATCGACACACTCATTACACAAGTGAATGGTTCTGACGACCCTGCACTCATTGCAGGACTTGGCGACAAGCTGGCTAAACTCTCGTCGGTCATTGAGAAACTCGACAAGAAGGCTAATGTGGTGGATGCCATCGAGGTGTTCATGGCGTTCTCCAAGTGGCTGGAGTACCGCTCGCAGACAGACCCAGAGGTGACTCCCGAACTGATGCGTGTAATCAACAAGTACCAGGACATGTACATCACAGAACAGATGGGCATAAAATAGTGGAGGCAGCCTATGGCAACAGCAGCGGAAAAGAAAAAGGCATACGAGGAGTGGAAAGAGCGATGCCGGCAAGTGCAAGCCATTACGGACACGTCACTCCTGAAAAGCGAAACGCCAGTAGAAAGGGACATGCGCATCAAACGCTTGCTCAACAACTACGCAGCGTTCTGCGAGTATTACTTTCCACACTTCCTGCAATTGCGTGACAAGACGACCGGTGAGGTCATACGCACCATTCACAACGCTCCGTTCCACAACGAAGCTGCACGCAAGGTCCGAAACACGCCCGACTTGAAGGCTGTATTCATGTGGCCACGCGGTCACGCCAAATCGACCCACCTTGATGTATTCACGCCGCTCTGGTTGATGTTCCAACCGAAGCGACTTATCAACTTTATGGTGGTTGTCGGGAAGTCGGAGGACAATGCCGACCGACTGCTTGGAGATATTCAAGCGGAACTGGAATACAACCAGCGTCTCATTGCCGACTTCGGACAGCAGAAGAACGACGGCGGATGGCAGGAGGGCGAGTTCAAGACAAAGAGCGGTGTGAAGTTCCTTGCCTGCGGTCGTGGACAGTCGCCTCGTGGTCTGCGTGACCGTGAATCCCGTCCTGACTACATCGTCATTGATGACCTTGACGACGATCAGCTTTGCAAGAATGATAAACTCGTACACGACCTCACCGACTGGGTGAAGGAGGCTCTCTTCGGTGCGCTTGATGTGGGCCGTGGACGCTTCATTATGGTGGGCAACCTCATCAGCAAGAACTCTGTGCTCTACAATCTCTCACGTACAAAGGGAGTGTTCCTTTCTAAAATCGTAGCGGTCGATCGTAACGGAGAACCGGTATGGAAAGAGAAATGGACCAAAGAGGAGGCGCAGGCTTACCGCGACTTCGTGGGCTATCGTGCCTGGGAGAAGGAGATGATGCACAACCCTATCGTGGATGGCACGATCTTCCGTGCGGATTGGATTCGATACAAGCGTTTGCCAAAGCTCGAAAAGTACGACATGATTGTGTGCTATACCGACCCGTCGTTCAAATCGACAACCTCCAACGACTACAAGGCGAGCCGTGTTTGGGGAAAGATTGGCTCGGAACTGCATCTCATAGACAGTTTCGTGCGCCAGGCGACAGTCAGCGAGATGGTTCGATGGCTATACGACCTCTACGAGCGTACACGCGACACGGTGGCTATTCAGTTCTTCATGGAAGCGAACTTCATGCAGGATGTGATTTTGGACGAGTTTGCCGTGGAAGGTGAGCTGCGTGGCTACCAACTGCCCATTATGCCCGACAAGCGAAAGAAGCCAGACAAAATCCAGCGTATCGAGGCTGTCAGTCCTCTTTGGGAACGTGGCTTTGTCTGGTACAACGAGCGCAAGAAGGAAGACCCCGACATGCAGGTGGGCATCGAACAGACATTGGCGTTGGAGCGTGGCAGCCGTGTGCATGACGATGCGCCTGACGCTGATGAAGGCGCTATATGGATACTCCAGCGCAATACAAGACAGGAAAGTTTCAAACCGGTGTTCGGCAAAAGACCGACCGCCAAAAACATTTGGTAACAATGATACAAGTAATAAAGGACATTATCTGGGGATGGCAGTGCAAGCGTGCCATCAACAAAGCCAACAAGCTCTCAAAGCTGCTTGGCATGAAGTATTATGTGATTTACATGAACGGCTCGCTGAAGGTCGTACCGAAACGTACCATCCGCGAACTGGTTGCGAAGCACCGCTTCCGTAAGGGTGTGAAGGTTGCCGACATCGAGCGTCGTGCCATTTATGTGACGCATTAGGAAGGAGGCTGATTATGTTTATCACGGAAGAGGACTACAGAGTGGTCATAGGCGAAAATGCGCTGAAGGTCGTGTCGCAGGCATCGCAGGAGATACGCGACAATGCGGAACTGGAGGCTTGCGAGGAGATTGCCGGCTACCTCAGACCAAAATACGACACGGAAGCGGTGTTCTCGGCTGAAGGCGAAAACCGCAACCGTCTGGTGGTAATGTATGCCGCTGACATTGCGCTCTATCACATGATTGCCGCTATGCCCCAAAAGATGGGCAGCGAAATACGCAAGGAGCGCTACGAGCGTGCCATAAAGTGGCTGGAAGGCGTGCAAGCCGGAAAAATCATCCCCGACCTGCCGCTCAACACCGACGAAGACGGCACACCGACTGGCGACTTGCTCATATTCGGTTCACAGAAACAATTACGACATAACTGGTAACGCTATGGATATAAAGAACTTTTTCAGCGGTATGTTCGGAGGTGGCAGTCAAAATATACTGCACACGCCAAACGGGGACTTCAACCTTGCGAAGTCGTCAGACCGCAAGCGCATAAAGAAGATGGTCATCGAACTGCAACGCACCACCGATGCGCTTACACGCAGGGACATTGCCGACTGGCGCAACGCCTGGCAGATGGCTATAAATGTGGACAGCCCGAACCGCCAACGTCTCTACGACATATACCGCGATGTGGATATTGACCTTCACCTATCGGGCTGTGTTCGCCAGCGTGTAGGATTCGTCATGGCGAAGTCCTTCAAACTGGTCGATCCAAAGGGTAATGAGAGCGAGGAGGCACACCACTATTTCGACCAGGCTTGGTTCAAGCAAATGCTCGAATACGCGCTTGCCGCCAATCTTTGGGGACACTCGCTCATCGAACTTGGCGACCTCACCACCGATGGCGACGGATGTCCTTGCTATACGGATGTGAAACTCATTCCACGGAAGCATGTCATTCCGGAATACGGTCGTGTGATTCAACAGCTCGGGCAGGACTGGACTACGGGCATCGACTACCACTCAGCCCCATTCTCTGACTGGCTCATAGAAGCTGGACGGCCTGACGATCTCGGCCTGTATCTAAAGGCTGCCACGCAGACCATTCCGAAGAAAAACATGTTGGCATTTTGGGATTCCTTCGGCGAGATTTTCGGTATGCCGATGCGTATCGCACGCACCACATCACGCGACCCCAAGGAGATGGGACGACTTGAACAGATGCTCAAGGGTGCCGGAGCAAGCCAGTACATGGTGGCAGGGCAGGACACGGAGATTGAATTTGTCGAAAGTGGCAAGGGCGATGCCTTCAATGTCTATGACAAACGCATCGATCGCGCCAACTCGGAACTGTCAAAGCTCATCATCGGGCAGACGATGACCATCGAGGACGGCAGCAGCCTCTCACAATCAGAAACACACCTTGAGGTGTTCGAGAACCTGGTTGAAAGCGACTGCACCATGCTGCGCGACATCGTGAACAACCAGCTTATCCCACGCATGGTAAAGCACGGCTTCCCAATCAAGGGACTGCGCTTCGAATGGGATGATGCCGTCGATTACACACCGGAGCAGCAGGTGGCATACGAGACCATGATTGCCGACCGCTACGAGGTGGACCCGACATATTTTGCGGAGAAGTACAGCATGCCTGTTGGGGAACGGCGCAACGCTACACCCATGCTCCAGGCTGGCTGTGACGATGATGACGACGAGGGCAACAAAGAGCCGGACGACAAGAACAAGAAGAAACGGCAGCAGAACATTCACGGCGGTTTTTTCGACTGAGCCCCAGTGATTACCTGGGGCTGCACCGACGCTACGCCCGGCTGTTAGGCGATGGGTCGCAGACTTTGTCGCTGTCAAAGGAGCGTGAGGAGGAGATACGCAAGCAGCTCTCCGAACTGTTCGACGGCATGATGCGCACGCTCTACTCGTTGGAGGGCTCGCAGTTCCGCATTGAGGTGCTGGCCGAGCCGAAAATCCAGAAGTTCATCGATGCCCATGCCGGTGTGCTGGACTCCACTTTCAAAAAGGTGGAGATGTCCGATGCCATGCGCAAGCGCCTCCAGCGGTCTGACTATATCTTCTCAGGCATGAAAACGTTCCACGAACTCAACGAGGCGTTCCCGTCCTTGCTGGATTCTAACGGCAACAGAAAGACGTTCGAAGCCTTTTTGAATGATGTTCGAAAGATAGACAACACCTACAACCGGGGCTACCTCCGTGCGGAGTACAACTTCGTGCAGTCGTCTGCGGAGATGGCTGCCAAGTGGAAACGGTTCTCGGAAGACGGCGACCGCTACAATCTCCAGTACCGCACGGCAAACGATGGCAAGGTGCGTCCGGAACACGCTGCGCTAAATGGCGTAACGCTTCCGCCATCAGACCCGTTCTGGGAGGAATACTATCCGCCCAACGGATGGAACTGCCGATGTACGGTGGTGCAAGTACGCAAGTCGAAATACCCTGCCACACCGCACGACGAGGCGATGGCACTGGGTGAAGAGGCTCTGCAACGCGACACTAAAGGCATCTTCCATTTTAACCCCGGCAAGGAGGATAAGACCGTGCCCGACTATAACCCCTACACCATTCGTCGGTGCAGGGACTGCGACATCGCAAAAGGGAAAATCAAGTTGGCGAAGTTCATTCCCGAAAATGAGTTGTGTGCTGCGTGCAAGCTACTTCGGTGCATCAAAGATGTTCAAAATGAGCACATCGAAAAGAATCGTTCCTTATATGGCAAACTCATCAAAGATGATAAATATAAAGATGTTGACTTTGATGAAAAGAACGGGGGCTTAAAAGCCACCCATATTGGGCACAACTTAGACAAAGACAAAGGCTGGTATGAAACCACAATACAAGATGTTGGATATAAACATGGACATTCTGTTATTTTAGAGGACGAGCCACAGAATGTGTATAAAGGGAAGAGTTGCGAGGGACTTTGGGATGATCTTAAATTCGAGGTCGCCGGTGCAGAAAGTGGCACATCTAATAATATTAGAAATGCTCTCAAACATTGTGCATCTAAACCAGAATCAAAAATCGCAGTTTTATTCTTCCCTAACGGCAATTTCTCAGCGGAGAACTTCCAAGCTGGTCTTGCTAAATTCAATGGTCTCAAGGGAACATCCCAGTATAAGAAGTTTGATTTGATTTACTGCATACAAGGAGAAGAGATAGTACAAATAAAAAAGCCAAGTTAGAAAACTTGGCTGGAACGAGAGCGGGTCTCTAAAGGTTACCCCATCCCTCGCATTGCAAAGGTAATAACAAATTTTCAAAACACAACAAGTTATGAACAAAATTTTCTCATTTCTAAAGAAAAGCAACCGCTACAAGCATCTAATCGGCGGTTTGCTGGTCGGTCTGTGCGCATTGTCGCCATGAGCTGCCATCTATTCTGCCATCATCGCAGCCTCATGTCTCGAACTCAAAGACAAACTTCACGGCTGTCCTTGGGACTGGATTGACTGGGCTTGCACAGTGCTCGGAGGCTTCATTGCAATGTTATTTTGGCTCATTGTGTAATATTCATTCATCTTTTGCACAGAGAATGAGTAACTTTGCAAACTGGTAGAGTTTCCCAAAGGCCGTGTGGTCTATCGCGGGTACAACAATGCGAACGCGAATGGCGGTGTCTCGAATGCGAATGCGAATAACGATGCCTCGAATGCGAATGCGAATGTCGGCTCGCGCCTGGAAATCTAACTAATCGGCGTACAACGATGGGGACGTGTCCCTAATGTGGAGCCGAGGGAAACGAGCCACAGCAAAAGCACCTATATTCAAGGTGGAAAGCTGAAACATCAAGTGTCGGGCAATAGAGTTTGGTAGGTCGGTAACGATTCGAAGAAGTTTGGCCCGGGGAAAGGAAGGCCCTTATCTTCCATCACAAAAAAAGACCATGCACAGAGAAGGCTACATCATGCAAGAGATAACGTCCTACGGCAATATGTCGGAGGCGTTTGACCGTGTACTGCGTGGGACAAAACGAAAGAGATGCCGTCAAGGACGCTATCTGCTCGCACACCGCGAGGAGGTGATTGCAGAATTGACTGCCAAACTTTCCGATGGTTCCTTTCGACTCGGCAACTATCATGAACGCATCATCTGTGAGAATGGCAAAGTAAGACACCTGCAGATTATATCCATGTACGACCGCATCGCAGTGTATGCCGTGATGAACGTGGTGGACCAACATCTGCATAAGCGTTTTATCAGGACGACTGGAGCAAGTATCAAGAAGCGTGGCACACATGATCTCCGCAAGTGCATGCAATTGGACATGGAACGTGACCCAGAGGGCACACGCTACTGCTACGAGTTCGACATCAAGCATTTCTATGACAATACTAAGCCTGAGTTTGTCATGTGGTGCTACCGCAGAGTATTCAAAGACAAGACCCTGCTGTCGCTCCTGGATCATTTTCTTCATCTCCTTCCGGAGGGCATCAGCTTCGGGTTGCGAAGCTCACAGGCTTCTGGCAATCTCTTGTTGTCCGAGTACCTTGACCATTATCTGAAGGACAAATACGGCATCCGCCATTTCTACCGTTATTGTGATGACGGCAGAGTGCTCTGTGGCAACAAGCAAGAAAATTGGCTGGCACACGGCATTGTACATGAGCAAGTCGAAAAAATAGACCTTGAAATCAAGAAGAACGAAAGGGTATTCCCATCAGCGCAAGGAATCGACTTCTTGGGGTATGTGACATTCAACGGATCATACTCTCTACTGCGCAAGCGTGTCAAGAAGAAGTATGCAAGGAAACTACACAAAGTCAAGTCAAGAAAGAGACGGCGAGAACTGATTGCGTCATTCTACGGAATGGCCAAGCACGCTTGCTGCCGAAATTTGTTTTATAAATTAACAGGCAAAAAAATGAAATCATTTAAGGATTTGAATGTCGCTTACAAGCCGGAAGACGGCAAGAAGCGATTTGCGGGTGCGGTGGTAAGCATCCGCGAGTTGGTGAACCTGCCCATCGTGGTAAAAGACTTCGAGGTCGGAGTCAAAACCAGCCAGGGCGAAGACCGCTGTGTCGTGTCCATCGAGCAGAACGGCGAGCCGAAGAAGTTCTTCACCAACAGCGAGGAGATGAAAAACATTCTCCAGCAAGTGAGTGAAATGCCAGACGGCTTCCCATTCGAGACCACCATCAAGGCGGAAACCTTCGGCAAAGGTAGAACAAAGTACATTTTCACATGATGAACAGAGTAAACGGAGCACAAGGGGTAAAGCTGCTTGAATGCACCAACCCCGTCAAAGGAAAATGGCGCGTCCGCTGGGACGTGCATAACAACGAGGATGGATCTGCCGACTATATGGAGGCTGAGTTCAACGGAAAGCCATCCGAGGATACCATCAAGACCATGGTGTCGGAATGGTTCAACGACCGCACGAACGAGACCATACTTTCTGGCTTCGTGTGGAACGACATGAGCGTGTGGCTCTCAAACGAGAACCAGTTCAACTACAAGGTGGCATACGACTTGGCTGTGCAGTCTGACGGCAAGACATTGCCGGTCACGTTCAAGTTCGGAACGGACGATGTGCCATGCTATCACACGTTCAGCACCATCGAAGAACTGACGGACTTCTATACCAAAGCCATGCAGCATATCCAGGACACACTGGCTGACGGTTGGAAGAGCAAGGATAATTTCAATTTGGAGTTATACCGAGACTAAGATGAATCCCTTCGGGGGAGGGTTATAAAAAAAGCCCCCGGCCTGTTACAAATAGTCGTCTCACTTACTATAAGAACATAAAACACCTACTCAGTGCTGACCGGGGGCGTATACCCTCGCTCGCACTGAGTAGGTTATTTTATGCGCGCTACTTCGCGCCTATAGTAAGTGAGACGATGCAAAAGTACAAAAAATTTCTGAAAATGAAACTAATAGAGATACTGAATTTGAACAGGGAACTGCTGATTTACTTCCAAAAGGCTGGAATCAGGCTGGACGATGTGCAATACATCGACCTTTTTAATGAATACCGCACACTTTCCGCAC